CGCAGGGATCGCCGGTTTCATCAATTCTGAAAACACTGCGGGCTGGCGATGAATTGACCTTTAGCTTCTATCCCGACTGCCATTCGCAAGCCTATGTCGCGGCAGCGGGCTTGCATGCGGATTGCCTGTATCTGCACGTTCGAACCAAAGGCAAGCGCAAGACGTGGGAACTGGCTAGTTCGATTTGCCCGGCCAATTCCGCGCGCATGTGTCGCGGCGTTCCAAAGAATGCGGACTATGACCGCGCCGCAGATGAGGGCCGCAAAATCGCTTAAAGCCCGATCAAATTGTTTTCATGCCCGGCGCGGGAAACCGCTACCGGGCTTGAGGCATTAGAAGCGCTGCAATCGTGCTGCGCTCGCAAAGGGGAAACCATCATGACATATCGCGTTCACGTTGGCGGTAAGCGCTACCGCAAATTCGAGACAATCGACAGCGCTAAGGCATTTTGTGATGCAACGTTTCGGCAATCGGGAATTGTTCTCTCGATTGTCGAAACCGCAAGCACCACGAAAAAACAGGCTCGTTTTTGGACCTATCACAACGGCGCGGTGCGGATCAAATTGAATGCCGGACAAACCTTGCACCACTCGCATGGCGGTGCGACCGATGAGGGCTATTCGTGGGAAGCTAACCGCTACTCTTTCGACGGGTGCATGGTATCGCTCGAATGGCACTCCGAAAGCCGCGATTGCGACGGCCGCATGACGCGCGGTGGCGAAACCGTTTGCCACGTTCGCAATCTGGCGGAGGGCTATCAAGAGGACGGAATTCGATTTCCCGCATGGGAACAGGCCGACGAATACCAGCGCGACCATTCGGCCGAGGTAATGAACTATTAAGCCTTGCCGCAACGCTTTGAGATAAACCCGCCAATCGGCGGGTTTTTTCTTTGTCCAAAATTATTGGCTGGCCCTTGACAGTGTCCAAATAATTTGGATATGGTGGAATTCCACAAACGCAAAGGGAACCACCGAATGTTTAACTCAAACGCAATGCAGGAATTAAAGCACCTCGCCGCCGACCGCTACCAGCGCGCTGGCTGCGGCGGGACGCATAAAGTCTATTCGTCATCCAAGGCGTTCGATGACGCCAAGGGCTATCGTGAGATGTCGCCGTTTCGTCGCGCGGCTTATGAGGCAACCATGAGGTTTCGGGATGCCGCCAAAAACGCCGCGCTGGATTTCGCGTGGGACTGCCGCCGCATGTCACTGGACACGGTCAATGGCCAAATCCCGTTCTGACCAAATCGACCTACCCGAAACGCAAGCGCGGATCGGGGAAGCCTTACAGCGGCGCGCCAATGCGCCGCTACTACCTTCCAAGCCGCAACAGTCAATCGACGTTGGCCTATTTGGCGACGATCACAAGCAAGGGGAATTCGAGCTATGTTCAAAAATCTAGGCTTGCACATCATCAAGTTTCCATCCGGCCGGTTTGGCTTTGTCGGCTCAATCCCGGCAGCACTTGGATATGAGGTTCCGGCATCCACAGCGGCGGTAATGGGCGGCCGCTCTTACTACAACGCCGCTGGCGAGTTGGTGGAAATGAAATTTCCGGCTTTCGACACCGAAACCGCAGCGCGCGAATTCGCCAACTCGAAAGGGTTTTAAGCGATGAATGATCAAGCCGCCGATTGGCTCGCCGCCGTTGTCCTAACCCTGTTCTGCGCGACCATGCTTTACGGTGGCGTGATCATCCGGACCTTGCTCTGACAAGCGCGCGACACCTCAAACCCAAGCCCGGCTTTCGAGCCGGGCTTTTTTTGTGCGTTTAGCGGTACCAAAAGACCGCCAATGAGAAGCCCGCCGATGCGTTATTTCGAGGTGCCAGCTACCCAACTATCCAATAAAATTGGGCGCATGGGCGAGGCCCGTAGCGTGTCAACCCAAAATCTTTGGGGATGTCCAAATAATTTGCTTGACGGCATTTGGACCTTTGACCGAATTCGCACGCCTGCCGGGTAACATGGTTGCGCCGGCGTCCAAAATTCTTGGCGAATGTTTCAAGCGATTAGAAGCCCGTGGGTGCGTTATTTCGAGGTGCCCGCTAGGTAAGTATCCTAAAAATTTGGACGCATGGGCGGGCTTCCTATCGTGTCAATCCCCAAATCCAAAAACTTTGGTCTAGGGCTGTAACAATCCGTGACCAAAATATTTGGATTTGCTCTTGACCGATGTCCAAATATTTTGGATAACTAGGCATCGATCAACGCAAAGGGGAACTACGATGTCTGTCAAGCTTTATGGCGAAGTCACCGCGCGAATTCTGGCGCAACTCGAAACCGGCACCGCGCCATGGGTCAAGCCATGGTCCGCGACACCCGGCAAAAACATTCCGCACAACGCCGCAACCGGCAACGCCTATTCCGGCTGCAACGTCATCCTGCTTTGGATGGCGCAAGGGTCGTTCACCTCGCCGCGCTGGCTGACCTATAAGCAGGCGCAGGAATTGGGCGGCAACGTGCGCAAGGGCGAGAAAAGCCCGGCAACCATCGTCAAGGTGTTGCGGCTTGAGGACAAGCGCGCCACTGAAACCGATGAACAGGGCCGCCGCGTCTTTACCGCCTTGAAAGCGTATTCCGTTTTCAACGTCGATCAGTGCGAAGGCCTGCCCGCCGAGGTCTTGAACCCGGAACCGGTCAAACCGCGCCATGAGGATGAGCGCGACGCGACCGTGGATGAATTCATCGCGGCATCGGGCTGCGATTTCCGCGCCGATGTCGGCGGGGACCGCGCCTATTACTCGCCCTCGCAGGATTTTATCGCGATGCCCGCCTTTGAGGCGTTCCGTTCCGCGACTGACTATTATGGCGTCGCGTTCCACGAATTGGGCCATTGGACCGGCCACAAGTCGCGGCTGGATCGCGACAACGGCATGAAAGGCCGTTTCGGGGACCGCGCCTATGCGGCCGAAGAATTGGTCGCCGAGTTGACCGCCGCCTTCCTTTGCGCCGAGTTCAATTTCGACGGCCAGTTGCAACATGCCGAGTACATCGCGAATTGGATTGAGCTACTGCGCGACGATAGCCGCGCGTTCTTCACCGCAGCCAGCAAGGCACAGGCAGCGGCGCAATTCTTGCGGGATTGCGCGCTCACCGAACCTGTCGCGCTCGCCGCCTAACCAACCAAACATTGCGACCATGCCGGGCAGCGAAAGCTTTCCCGGCTTGGCGCAGTAGAGGCAGGGCATTCCGCACTGCCCGCAAAGGGGAAATGAAAATGGCTACCGTGATTTTGAATGCTTACACCGCCAGCAAATTCGACGGCGGGTTGTCAATTGCGCTTTGCGTGGCGGGTGAACCGCCGTTTCCGCGCCGCACCGTCGAGATTAAAAATCTCGCCGATATTGTCGCCGCGTTCGAGGTCTACAAGGTCGAGGCCGCTGCCACCGGCAAGCCGCTGGCGCTGTCAGTTCTGATGAAAAACGGCGACCGCAAGCCGCCCGGCTTCAACAAACTGGTAGCAGCAATCCGCTATGAAACCGTAAACATCTAACCTCAAAAACCCGCCTTGACCGGCGGGTTTTTTTCTTGCCTGTTTCCAAAATATTTGGCATCGTGCAACAGGCAAACCAAAGGGGACATCGTGATCGTTTATTACCGGGTATCAACCCAAAAGCAGGGCCGATCTGGTCTAGGCTTGGAAGCGCAGCGCGTCGTCATCGAGCGCTTCGCGGCCGATCAGGCGCTGACCATCGCAGGCGAATTTATCGAGGTCGAAACCGGCAAGGGATCGGACGCACTCGACAAGCGGCCGAAGCTGGCCGCAGCACTAGCGCTGGCGAAAAAGCTGAAATGCCCCGTGGTGGTGGCGAAGCTTGACCGATTGAGCCGCGATGTCGCTTTCATCGCCAGTCTGATGGCGCAGCGGGTGCCGTTCATCGTCGCCGATCTGGGCCGCGATGCCGATCCGTTCATGCTGCACATTTACGCAGCCCTCGCCGAGAAAGAGCGGCGGATGATTTCGCAGCGGACCCGCGACGCGCTCGCGGCCGCCAAGTCGCGCGGCGTGGTCTTGGGCAACGCCGTGCAGGCCAAGGCCAATCAGGACAACGCTGCCGAATTTGCCGAAGGCCTGCGCGATGTCATCGCGCCGGTCATCAATCTGTCGTCGCGGCGGATCGCGGCGCACCTCAATGGCCAAGGCATCACAACGCCGACCGGCAAGGCATGGCAATCCGCCACCGTACTGCGCTTGGTGGAACGCTTGAAGGGGGCGCGGTCATGATCGAAACAATTTGGATTGCGCTATACCTACTTTGGCAAGCGGTAGCGTGGGTTGCACCGGGTATCGGCGCTTTCCTTGCCATCGTGCTGGTCGCAAACCTCGTCCACGATTACGGCCGCGCCCGCGATGAGCGCTTGCGGGAAATCATCCGAGAGAAATTGTGGGAACGCGACAACCACTGACATCAAAAAGGACCGGCTGGGCGACAACCGATCCTTTTTTGGATCGAGGTACGCGGGTGCGCCGCCCCACAACCCACTCAACCAAAACCGGCACCATGCGCGCATGAGATGCAAAGGGGGCTTTTTATCCCACGGGGGCATTGGCGCGGTCTTGGAAGATACCGGATCAGGCGTCGAAAACGCCCCTTTGTCAATCGTCAAAATTCTTGGTTGCGCAACTTTTCCCAGAAATCGGCCAGCCGGTCGCCTGCATCCCGTAATAGTTCCAGCGCCGCCATCCGCGCCCGGTACGGTGACTGGAACCCGAGATGGTGCCCCACCGTCATCAGGTCAACCTCAAAACAGGCAACACAATCAGCCACAAAGGCGATTTCGGGGTGAATATACCCGATCTGGGCGCGCGCCGTCCGGTACAGGTTCCGGTGATCCGCCTGCGCCTCGTTCTTGGCCAGCCCCGACATCGCGGTAGGATCGAACGCCAGTACCCGGTTTAGGTCGATGGAATTTAAATGCCCCGCCAAGCCGCCAGCGAACCAATGCAGCGCGTATTTTTTTAAGCCGGTGAATTCCTCGCCGGAAATTTTTTGACGCACCAGCGCCCTCGCCAGCGGGCTGTCGGTCATCTTGTAGCGGTGACCATCCCGCTTGTTGCCGCCGATTTCGAAGTCACCGTCTTTGAGCTTGCCTGCGTGTTGCAGGCGTTCGGGGGTTGGCCCCGATGTCGGTTGATGCACTCGATCCCTCTGCGATCTCCCCTTTGCAAAGCCTCTCGCGCGCGCAGCAGCATACACAGAAAGAAGTAAGGGAAAAGAATATGTGCTGTAGCTAGTACGGCGCGGCTACAGCAAAGCACCAAGCAAACGAATAGCAAACGAGTAGCAATTGCTACTTTGGCGACGATCTCACGGAAATTTTATTGGTGATGCGCTGACGTGCGCCAGCGTGCGTGGAACGTCATGGGATGCCATGAGACAACAAGAGACGACAAGGTAACACCGGGGACTTGTTTGACAGGCGGCCTCTGATGACAATTATAGCGATCCTCTGAAATTGGAGGATCACATGCCCAACGCTCAAAAACGCTACCATGAATATCTTCGCACCGACGCTTGGAAATTGAAGGCGGATCAGGCCAAGGCCGCAGCCGGGTTTCGCTGCCAGATCACTTGGAACGGCGCGCGCTGTCGCAATCGCGCCGTCGAGGTTCATCACAAGGACTACCGGCGCGTCTACCATGAACGCCCCGAGGATTTGGTAGCCGCCTGCCGGGACTGTCATCGCCGCCTGCATCACATTGCCAGCATCGCGGCAAACGACAATCAATTGACGCTGCCGTTAGGGCCGCCGCTTGAAGCGGTTGATGGACGCGATAATGCCGCCCTTCTGCCCGGCCGCCGCGCGTTTGGCTCTTAGATCGGCGGTGCGGTGCATTTCATGTTCGATGCGTCGGTGCTTCCAGCCGTCATAGAAAAACGCCTGTAGCACCGGCTTGTCGGCCTTCCATTCTTCCGGCGTGGAAAGTGTGATTTGCGCCAGTTGCTGGTCGTCGTCGGGTAGACTGCCGATTGTCCAGTAATGTCCGATCAGCATCAGGTACGAGGCATGCTGCGACTTGGTCAGATGCCTTGTGTGGCTGAAATAGTCGCCCCAATAAAATGGCATCCAAAGCCGCTGCATCATGTGCGTCCGGTCAGGAAGGCGCGGCCCTTCGGTGTGATGACGCAGACGTACCCCGACTTGCCGGACGGCGTCAGGGCGCGCTCCCCCGTGCGCTCGATCAATCCCTTGGTGCGCAGGTCGGAACAGCGCTGATGACACAGCCGGTTGCCGCCAAGCCCAACCAGCCGGTAAGCGTCGTGATCAAGCAATGGCCGCGCGTGTTCGTGATAGGCGCGCAAGATGCGCAGCGCCTGCGCCGTGACCGGCACTGACGCCGCCGCCTCATGCGAGGTGGCGGGATCGGTTGCCCGCGCATGGGCATATTCGAACAGGTCCGGCCCTTCGGGCGGTTCAAACCGTCTCGCCATTATCGACTATCCGCAGGTAGGTGTATTTTCTGATCTTCGACTTCTTGCCGCCGGGGAGCGCCGAGTGGTTGACCGACAGCGTCTTGTTGATCAGCGCATCGACCACCGCGCGCGGATTGGAATTGACCTGCACGATCTCAACGTCGTGGTCGCTCCCGTACTCGCGGCCCCAGATTGAGAAGCGTTGTTTCATGGTGTGATCCCATAGCTCGCCCAGAATTCGCGCTCGTTCATCGTGTGCAATTCGCGGTGATGCCGCCCGCACAGCGGCACCGCCTTGGCGTCGTCCGCCTTGCGTCCCATCCCGACGACGCCGATGCGCGGGTGGTGCGCTTCGACGCTGGTATCGTCGCCGCAGATGCAGCACGGCTCTCGCCGCACCCGCGCCAAATAAGCTTCATCGCGTCTGCGCGGGCTTCTCATCGTGCCGCCTGCTTTCACATGCGCGACAAAGCACGCGCGTCATCTGGTCGGTCGGACAGCGAAACTTCCATCCACAACGCGGACAGCGCAGTGAGGTGGTGCGGCGCTGTTTGTCGAAGCGGAGAAAGGCGCTGGCGTTATCCATGGTTCTCTTTCGCCTTCCAGCCCTGGAACGCATTGTCCATTTCGTACCATTTGAGCCGATGCTGACCGAAGCCGGGCTTGGCGAGATCGGCGCGCGAGGCAACGCTGCAATAGGCGCGCACAAACTCGGCGGCGTCGTCGTGGCAGTTGCAGACGAGGTGGTTGCCGAGCGGAAAACCCTCCTCCTCCAGCCACGCCCAAAACACCGGATCGGAGCACCTGATCCCGGCCTGCTTAGTCGGGCCGAGGTCGCGCCATTTGTCGCGCACTTCGACGGCATGCTCGCGCGGCGTCCCGTCGTCGTTTTTTTCAACTAGCGCGCATTCGTAAATCGTACCCATGTTGGCGACCGCGATG